ATAAGTAGATGAAAAAGAAATAGAATTACCAGAAGAAGAAGAAGAATAATAGCACTAAAAATTAAAGTAAACAAATTCCTAAACAAACGGAATTAAAAAATATAATATAGTTTCTCAGTTTACAGATAAAGTAGAAGTTAAAAACATAAAAAGGAGAAACAAAAAAGATGATTAAAAGAGAAGATATCTTGAAAAAACTACAAGAACGTAGATTAGAACAAGAGAAAAACGGCTCTGTTAAGAAACCTGTTTATTCTGAAAGATTTAATAATAAAACAACTAAAAAAGTTGTTAAAGAAGATCTAAATAGAAGAGTAGCAGCACCTCGTACGATTAATGAGGACGTTAAAAACAGAACTAAAGGTATGACTGTTGAACAACAACACTTATACAAAACATTGGCTGAGAACATGACAAAAGCAGCTACAGTATTAAATGAAGCTACACAAGCAGGAGCTGGAACATTCGGTGTTCAAGGTCAAGGTGCTGGCGTTGGCTTAATGAAAACTTACTTTGACATTTTCTTCGGTTATTTCCCTAACTTAGTTGTTACTGAAATTGCTTCAACACAACCGATTAAAACTGAAAAAGCTATGATCTTTTATTACAATACAATTGCTGGAACTTTAAAAGGTAACACAACTGTTGGTAAAACTATGATCACACCATTCGCTATCAATACTGATCCAAACTATTCAGCTGACCTAGTTAATCTACCTGCAGTATCAGCTACAGGAGCATATGACTCAGGTTCAAAAGTAATTTGGGGACCATTTATTGCTAGCTCAGTATTAGTTGAAAACGCAGTATTAACTTGGCAAAGTGCTACAGCCTTCACAGGTGTATTAGATGACAATGGTTCTGATATCGCTATTTCTGCTGGTACAGTAACTGCTGATAATACAAGCATTAAAGTTGAAATGACTTTAGCTTCTGAACCTTCAAAAGCATATGACATTACTTATCAATATGACAATAAATATGCACCAACTGAAGTTCCAGAATTAAATGCTGACATTGACACTAGAGAAATTACTGCTAGAGCGCGTACTATTAAAACTAATTATTCATTCCAAGCTGCTTTCGGTTTCGAAGCACAATTTGGTGTTAAATTAGAAGATAAACTTGCTGAATCAGCAATGTATGAACTTAAACGTGAGACAGACTTAGACTTCGTATTTGAAATTATGAGATCTGCTCCTACACAAATGGTTTGGAACAAAGCCGCTGGTGTTGCTAATGGACTTTATGAATTCCATAAACTTTCATTTAGAGATGCTATCGTTGGTGCTTCTAACCATATCTTTAAAATTTCTAAACGTGTTCGTGGTAACGTTCTATTAGTAGGACCTAACGCACAAACCGTAGTTGAAACATTACCAGAGTTTAAAGGTTCTGAGTATGGATCACAAATTGGTGGACCTTCAGTAATCGGTAAACTTAAAGAAATGAAAGTTATTGCTATTCCTGACTTAGGAGACAATGACTGGGCTGTTATCTACAAAAACGAAAAAGACAACTTAGATGCGGGTATCGTATTTGCACCTTATATCCCTGTTGTTGCTACACAACCTGTTACATTAGATGACTTCATCATCCGTAGAGCTTACACTATGTCTTATGGTAAATTAGTTACTAATGCAGAATACTTCGTAAAAGGTAGAATTATTAATGACCCTATGGCACAACCTGTATATCTTGTAGCTAAAGATGGTACTATTGATGCTGTTGAGTACGGAACAATCGGTGTTGACGCAGTATTACCTGTATAACAATTACTGAGAAATAACAAAAAGGTATTATATCTACAGGTGGTTAGAACCATACCGCCTGTAGAGTAATACTTACTTATATAATTATAGTAACTATACCTGATTATATAAGTAAGAACTAGTTTAGTTGTGTATAGTATAATTAGTATTTTACAAACAATAAAAGGAAGGTAAAGGAATAATATGAATAGAAAAGATGTATATAAGCTAGTAAAAACTCTAAAAGAGGGTGGATTTATTTATGAGAAAGAATCGGGCGTTTTTAAAGGTATAATCAGCAAAGTTAAGACGGAAGATTTAGAAGCACTAGAAGATACTATATTAGAGGTAGCTGAGAGAACTTCTGGGATTAAAGAAGATATACAAAAATTATCAGAGCTTATAGTACCTTCATTTAAAACAAAGACTGAGGCATCTGAGTTTGTAAAACAAAATCTTAATTTAGATATACTAAGTTTAGAGGGATTTGATGTATTCCAAATACTAGATAGAAAAAGCATGTATGGGGTATACAGAGATGAGTATGATAGTCATAAAGTTTTCCATGCTATTATAAAGGTAAGTTATGATGAAGAGGTTTATGGTTTTGGTTATAATGAAGCACAGAATTCAGTATCTTATACTATAGGAGATAGCAAACCATATTTCGATAGAATTCCGGCTTCTGATTATGATAAAAAAGTAGAGTTTATTAAAGCGGTTATAGAGTATACTTTAGGAGTTTTATAAAAAACTTAGGAGGTAATATTCATGCTTAAAGATTTCGATAGAGCTTTTACTAATAAAATAAAAGCATGGTATTCTAACACAGTGTATGCAAGCACAGATATAGTATATAATGTGGCATACAACCTGGTGGATGATCCCACTATGACATTAAAATTTCCGCTAATATCTATATATAGACCGAGTGGGTTTTCACAAGTAGAAACACAAACCTTTGCAGCTAGAAAACGCGGTATAGCATACTACATGGGCAGTGAACTTGATGTAATGGGCTTAGCTAGATTTATAACAGTTAATTTACCATACCAAATTGATATATATACTAAGAGCCCGGAAAACCTAGATGATATATCAGAGAATATTATGCAAGCACTTAATCTTGATCAGAAGGTTGAGGTTACACAAATAGATTCAAAGAATAATAAAGACTATATAGAGTCTTATGACATAACGTATGTTAGTGGACCTACAGAACAAAGTGAATTCCAAAATGGGGATAGGGTTTATCATTATGCAATAGCGTATGATATAAAGAATGCGAGACTTGTAAACTTCAAGGATTACAAAACTATTATTGATATTGAAACTAATAGCAGTATAGGAACCGAAGATGACGAGGATGACAGTGAGGACTAATGAAGGAGCTAAATATGAAGATAACAATTTTTAATAGAAATAAATACTTTGAGGCACTACGTAAGCTGGAAGTTAGAAAAGCTCCTAACTATATTGTAGAAGCATACAAAGAAGGATATACCAGTGTAGTAAATGAGTATTATAGAAGTAAGTTAGAGAAACGTGTTAAAGGTCCTACAGTTATTGAAGAGGATTTTGATATGGGGCCACTAATAGAAATATCAAAAAATATGGATGAAAGTTTCATAGTAGAGGCTTTATCAAATAATAATTTACTGTTTATTAAAGCATTCTTTAAAATGGCAAACTTAGACATGGTGTCTGGTAATAGGCTTCCACCTAATGCTTCGAGTTTAATTAAACAAAGTTTTCCTAAAAGTTTTGGGTTAAAAGATCTATTTAAAAAATTAAGATAAAGAGAGGTAATTATGAATGTCAATTAGAATAAATACAGAAGGAATAAGTGTTCCAATAGTAAATGAAGAGGGATTAGTACTAGTTATATTTAAACACGCCAGGGAAGTAGCAGACCCAGCGGTGGGAGAAATAATTAGAATTAACTCTGTAGCAGAATTATCAGAAAATTTTAAAGGTGCTGGAGATGATCCTACTATAGCAGAATTTAAAGAACTATATAGTGCAGAGTATCTACTAAAATCTGGGGTTTCATTGCTATGTTATTCAACAGCTACAGCAGGTACTGTAGTTAGTGGTGACATAGATAAAATAAAAGATCAGGAAGAATTTAACTATAAGTTAATTGTTATGCCATATGAGTTTGTATCGTATGACTTAAGTACAACGACTACTACATACCCAGCATTAGTAGCAGCAATGGTAGCTACTATGGCTAATAATGTAAATGCTGAGCTATTCTTGGATTTAGAACCATTTGTAGATGCAGATGAAGTTGTTGGGTTGAAAGCTGACATAGATGAATTACCATCATCAAAAATATCATTATGTGTAAACTCAGGGTTTACAGGCTATCCTACGGATTTAACTATTCCATCAGGAATATCTATAGATACTTCAAGGATATCAACAGCTAATACATATGTAGGAGCAACGGACTACGTTGGTATCCCAGCTTCACTTGCTATTGTAGCTAGAAAATCCTTTTTACTAAATCAAGGAATACCATGGTTACCAGTTGCTGGAGAGACTACAGGTATTGTTGAAGAGTTCTCATCACTATTTAGAAGAATATTCACAGTAGAGAAAGAAACTTTCCAAGAGTCAAATATTAATGTCCTATTAAATAGACGCGGTGTTGGTAATCTTTTTGTTTCTCAAAATACAATGGCAGACAATACGGATACAACAAACCCACTAGTTAGAGGACACGTTGTAACTGAAGCACTATGGATTAAAGAGATTTTATTTACTGTTGCGAATACTGTTCGTTATCTAGCAAATAACCAGAAGGCATGGGATCTAGTTTCACTTAAATTAAAAAGTATATTTGAGAGCACTAAAAATAGTGGTGGTATTGAGAGTTATAAAATAAACGTCGGTAAAGACATTACGATGACAGAAGAAGATATTGCAGAAGGTAAATTAATTGTAAATGTTAGTTATCTACCAATACGTGTTATCGAAGAAATAACATTCAATGTTATTATAAAGGCTCAATCAGATGATACGGTAATTTCTATTCAAGGAGGCGATTTATAATGGCAAGTAATTACACTTCAACAAAGAATTTAACTGGGGACACTTTACTAGGGGACGTAAGAAGAAATAATAACTTCGTTGTTACCATAGTAGATGTTACTGAAAATGAAGGACAAAATTTAGATTTAATAATTAGAAAAGCATTCCTACCAAAAGTAAGTTTAAATGTTTTAGATCTAAGACATGGAAATGATGCTTTAAAATTCCCTGGTGTTGCAACTTGGGAGGGTGGAACCATTTCGATTATTGATGTATTAAATAAGGATGAACTTGACGCTCTATTAGCTTGGTATAAGAAAACCTATGATTGGGAAACAGGAACTATAGGAGTAGCTAGAGAATTCAAAAAGATAGGTTATATTACAGAGTATGCTTCTGATGGAAGATTCAGAAGAAAATGGAATACTGAAGGTATGTGGATTTCTGCTTTAGACTTAGGGGAATTAGACGCTTCTTCAGGAGAACTAAAACAAATCACAGCAACAATACAAATCGATCCAAGTAGAAATTTTGCACCTGAATATTCAGGATATACAGAATAGTAATATTAAAAGTTTAGTTAAATAAGTATAGACGAAGTTAACAACTAAAGAAGAATTCCGTAGCTCGGGGCCTTGTTAACTTCAAGGTCCCGATTATAATTTAAAGAGTTAAATAAGACGAAGGAGAAATATAAATATGAATAATATAGAAAAAGTAATACTACCTTCTAATGGATTGTTAGATGGTGTACCACAAGAAGTAACTATTAGAGGAATGAAAGGTATTGAAATATCAACACTGTTTAGTTCACTATCAGACGCAGCCGTCGATAAAATAATTAAGGCTGTTGTAGAACCAGTAATAGATACAAACAGTTTATGTGATCAAGATAAAAAGTTTATACTTTATAAATCCAGAGAATTAACATTTGGGGTTGAAATAAAACAGAATTTGAAATGCCCCCATTGCGGAAATATACATGAGTATGATTTTAACCATAAAGACTTAGAAATGGATCTACTAGAAGAA